TCTATTGTTGTTGTTAAGGATACTGCCGCTCGTGTTTTCGGTACTCCTTTTGTTGTTCAGGCTGTTGCTCAGGCTGTTCGTTCACTTCGTGATGAAGTTAATTCTAAGGAGGCTACGTCCGACTTGGCTCGTCATCCTGATGATTTTGAGCTTTATGAGATTGGCTCCTTTGACGAGGATACAGGGGTTATAACCCCTACTCCTGAGCCGATTATTGTTTGTCGTGCTAAGGACTTGCGTGAAGCGCTTTAATCCGTTATAAACGGTTCTAGACCAGTTATTCCTTGATGTAACTGGTCTAGGTGACACCTCTGGTGTCGATTTTGTTCTACTTTTCTAAAAAGGGTATTGTATGAAACCAGTTTCTCGTCGTAACGTTAATAAACGGGCTGCTGCTCGGTCGTTTAATCGTTCTAGTGGTCGGACTAAGGCTGCTAATATCGCTGGCTCTCCGATGCGTGGCGGTTGGCGTCTGTGAGCTTTTCATGGCATGTTATCACCCCATGCCTGCTGTTCGTATGTCTGATGGTTCTGTTAAATTTACTTCACGTAATAAGCGTGGTTCTGAGTCAGATTTATTGCTTCCGTGTGGTCAATGTATTGGGTGCCGTCTTGAGCGTAGTCGTCAGTGGGCTATGCGTTGCCTTCATGAGTCATCTTTACATGATTCTAATTCTTTCATAACTCTTACTTATGACGATAGTCATTTGCCTAGTGATATGTCTTTAGATTATTCTCATTTTCAGTTGTTTATGAAGCGCCTCCGTAAGGCTGTTGGTAAGGTTTCATTTTATTGTGGTGGTGAGTATGGCGAACAAACTGCTCGTCCTCATTTTCATGCTTGTTTATTTGGTTATGACTTTCCCGACAAGGTTTATTATTCTAAGTCTCATGCTGGTGATAAGTTATATTCTTCTAAAATTCTCAATGATTTGTGGGGAATGGGTAATTGTTTTGTAGGTGATGTTACGTTTGCTTCTGCCGCTTACATTGCTCGTTATTGTGTGGCTAAGGTTAATGGTGATTTGGCTCAGTCTCATTATGAATATTTGGATGCTGATGGGGTTGTCCATTCTCGTACTCCTGAATTTAACCATATGTCTTTGAAACCTGCTATTGGTAAACGTTGGCTTGAACGTTTTACTTCTGATGTATATCCTCGTGATTATGTTGTTGTAAATGGTGTTAAATGTCGTCCTCCTAAGTATTATGATTCAATTTTTACTAAGTTGGATGCTGGTGTTTTTTCTGAAATAGTCGCTCAACGTGAGTATGAAGCTCTAGATTATAGTGCTGATCGTACTGATGCGCGTCTCCATGTTCGTGAGCAGGTTCATCTTGCTCGTAATGCTATGTTAAAAAGGAGTTTATAAAATGGTTATGCATCATAAAAATCGGTCTGTTGATCCTCATCAATTTGCCATGATTCCTCATGCCGATATTCCCCGTGCTAGTTTTGATCGTCAGTTTGCTCATAAAACTACTTTTGATGCTGGTTATCTTATCCCTATCTATGTCGATGAAGTTCTTCCTGCTGATACGTTTAAATTGCGTATGACTGGCTTTGCTCGTATGAGCACGCCTCTGTTTCCTGTAATGGATAATATGAAATTGTCTACGTTTTTCTTTTTTGTTCCTAATCGTTTAGTTTGGAATAATTGGCAACGTTTTATGGGTCAGCAAGATAATCCTTCTGATTCTATTAGTTATTTAATTCCTCAATGTGTTTCGCCTGCTGGCGGTTATGCTGTTGGTTCACTTCAGGACTATATGGGTCTCCCTACTGTTGGACAAGTTGCTGGCGCTAACACTGTCTCTCATTCTGCTCTTTGGACTCGTGCTTTTAATTTGATTTGGAATGAATGGTTTCGTGACGAAAACCTTCAAAATTCCGTTGTTGTTGATAAGGATGATGGACCCGATGATCCTGCTGACTATGTGCTTCTTCGTCGTGGTAAGCGTCATGATTATTTTACATCCTGCCTTCCTTGGCCACAGAAAGGTACTGCTGTCACTTTGCCTTTAGGCACTAGTGCTCGTATTTCTACTCTTGGTACTAATGTTGGCTCTACTGCTGGTGATTCTGTATCTGTTTGGTCTGTTCCCGATAATGCTTATATTGGTTTGCGTTCTGATAATACATATCTTGCTAATCGTTCCAATACTGGTGCCACGGCTAATAATTCCCTTTATGCTGATTTGAGTACTGCTACTGCGGCTACTATTAATCAACTTCGTCAATCTTTTCAGATTCAAAAGTTGCTGGAACGTGATGCTCGTGGCGGCACTCGTTATACTGAGATTATTCGTTCTCATTTTGGTGTTATTTCCCCTGATGCCCGTCTTCAACGTCCTGAATATCTTGGCGGTGGTGTTTCCCCTGTTAACATTAATCCTATTGCTCAAACCTCTGGGACTGGTATTACTGGCGGTTCTACTCCCCTTGCCGCTTTGTCTGGTGTTGGTACTGTTTTGGCTCAGCATGGTTTTACTCAATCTTTTACCGAGCATGGTGTTATCATTGGTCTTGCTTGTATTGATGCTGATTTGACTTACCAGCAAGGTTTACATCGTATGTGGTCTCGTTCTACTCGTTATGATTTTTACTTTCCTGCTTTTGCTATGCTTGGCGAGCAAGCTGTTCTTAATAAAGAAATTTATGTTGACGGTTCCGCTAATGATGCTAACGTTTTTGGTTATCAGGAACGTTGGGCTGAGTATCGCTATAAGCCTTCTATGATTACTTCGTTGTTCCGTTCTACTTCTGCTGGTACCATTGATCCTTGGCATTTGGCTCAGAAGTTTACTTCGTTGCCTACTTTGAACTCTACTTTCATTCAGTCTAATCCTCCATTAGAACGTGCTCTTGCTGTTGGTGCTTCTGCTAATGGTCAGCAATTTATCTTTGATTCTTTCTTTGATTGTGTTACTGCTCGTCCAATGCCTCTCTACTCTGTGCCTGGCTTAATTGACCATTTCTAATCATGGATGCCGCTACTGTTGGTCTTATTGGTGCTGGTCTTGGCTATCTTGGCGGTTCTCAGTCTAATGAGGCCGCTCTTGACCGTCAAAATTCGGCTAATGCGTTTTCAGCTCAGCAATTTGCCACTCGTTATCAAACTACTGTGGCTGATCTTAAGGCGGCTGGTTTAAACCCCATGCTTGCCTATACTCAAGGCGGGGGGTCTCCCCCTTCTTCTGCTCAACCTGCTCCCGTTACTAATTCTCTACGTGACGCCGCTGATGTTGGTACTCGTGCCTATTCTGCTGCTCGTCATGCTGAGTTGCAGGGTGCTCAAACTTCCAATACTGATGCTGATACTCTTAACAAGCGTGCTGATACTATTTTGAAGCGTGACTATATGCCTGCTGTTTTGGCTTCTTCTGCTGGTGCTAATCAAGCGACTATTGCTAATTTGGAAAATGTTTCTCGTAAGATTTCTGAGGAAATTAAAAACATTCCCAAAGAGGGTGAGCGTCTTGACAAAATGGTCTCTATGTTGTCTCAACAAGCTGCTTTAATGCAAGCTCAGCGTTTTTCTCAGGCTGCTATTAAGGCTAATCTTGAGGCTCTTACCGTTAAAGTAGGTAAAGAATCTCAGATGTTGCAATATGATATCGATGCCATTATTGAGTCTGGTAATTTTGGTAAAGAGTTTGGTCAGTATAAGCAAGTTCTTGATCTTATTGCTTCTGTTTTTGGTGCTATTCAAGGTCGTCGTCCTCATACTACTACTATTAATAAGTCGTATGAGATTAATAAACGTTAATTTTTTGGAGTTTATATTATGTCTAAAGTTTTTCTTCGTACTGCTTATAATTATGATATGAATGAGGCTTCTGATGCCTCCGCTTTGACTTGTAATGATGATTCTTTGGCTGTTCAATCTGCTCGTGAAGAATGTGATATCAATACTATTGTTCGTCGTTTTGGTGTAACTGGTGAGTTACCTGATAATTTACAGATGCCTCAGTCTATTGATGTTACTGGCGCTCCTGATTTTCATGCCGCTATGGGTATTGTTCGTTCTGCTGAGGAACAATTTCTTCGTGTTCCTGCTGAGATTCGTGCCCGTTTTTCTAATAATCCTGCCAATCTTGTCTCTTTCCTTGATGATGCTTCTAATCGTGATGAGGCTGTGAAGTTGGGCTTTATTGTTCCATCTCCTGCTCCTGCGCCTGCGCCTGCTCCTGCTCCGTCTCCTTCTTCTTGATTAACAGATGCGGCTTTGCCGCATGTAGCGCGTAGCGCGTAACAGTTGCATTTTGATTTTAATAACCCTACATTTTCGTAGGGTTTTTTTTTGTGTTATTATTCGTTTGCGTGTGATTTTGCACGTTTTTTTGGAGATTTTATTATGGCTACTTCTAATCCTTCTATTGATTCTTTGAGTTCTGAGGAACGTTTAATTATTGGTATTGCTCTCTCTGGTGCAGCTGCTTCTTTGAAGCGTTCTATTAAGTCTGCTGTCACTCCCGATGTGGCTGCTGCCTTTAATTCTCAACTTGTTAAGGTTGAATCCCTTATTATTCGTTTTCGTTAATTATTCATTTGATTTTTAGGAGTTTTAATATGCGTAAATCTATTGTTGTTGTTAAGGATACTGCCGCTCGTGTTTTCGGTACTCCTTTTGTTGTTCAGGCTGTTGCTCAGGCTGTTCGTTCACTTCGTGATGAAGTTAATTCTAAGGAGGCTACGTCCG